GGACACCCGTCACAGATGCCGGGGTTCTCTGAGTCAAACTTCACGCATGGGTATGGCCCCTTGATCTCCGCCAGCTTCTGGTGCATACGCTCATGTGGGTATGGATGCAGGTCAGTCAACCATACTGCGGCCTTCTCCCCATCCTGACACTTCTGCGCAATGCTCAGCCACCCACGCCACATAGGTTCCACACCATCCTCGGCAGCGTTCTCAGCGTAGTACCGAAGCTGGTCACAGCCTGTGCCGTCCTTGGTCTTCTTGTAGATGTTCTTGAACAACGTGATGCTGTTCTCAAACAACTTGACCGTGGTGGGGGTGTGCGGTACGTCAGGTCTTTGACCGGGCAATGCAAGCGTATTCTGCTGGCGCGGGAGCGCAGGCAGAGACACAAGCTGACTCTCAATGTGATTGGCTAAGTCGTTGAAGTCAAACGTGTCGCCCTCGGCTAGTATGCGCACTGGGCGCGGCGTAGCGTACTTGGACTTGTTGTTGAAAGTCTCAGGAACACGCAGAACCCTAGCCGCATCTGCGGTCACGGTCATGTCAATGCTCAAGGCTTCTTGTTTGCACAGGCGCTTGAAGTTCTCGGCAACAGGCTTCCACTCACCAACCGTCACATCTTCTGTGAACGGCCAGTAGCAGTGCAGTCCACCGCCCGAACTCACGATGTATGGGCTACCCAGTAAATCAATACCAGTCTTGGCAAGGAACCCATCCAACGCAAGCGCGGCGGCCTTCTTGGTTTCGTACCCATCCATATCAATGAACAGAGATCGAATGAATCGTGCGTTCTCTGCTGTGCGCTTACCCGACTTCTCAAACGTAGACAACGCAAAATAGATGTCCTTGTTCTGTGTAACCCACTTACCTACGGTTGGCTCTATCTCCTCAATCTTTTGAACAAACGTGTGTTCTTTCTTTTTTGTAGTTAGCTCTGCCGCACAGTACAACCCGTTATCCGGAGACGGCAAAACAACCGCTAGAAATTCAAGCGGAGTCATTGGAATCCTTTGGGTTTAAGAGAACAGGTCGAGTTGGCGCTCGTCTTTTACGGGGTAGGCGTGGTCGGTTGCTATTGCAGTAAAGCGGCGTAGTAACTCATGCTGCCATTCCATAGGAGCGCCAAAGTCTTTGTTGTCCATGTAGTTGGCAAAGTACCTGATGAGTTCTGAGTTGCTTAAGGTGCGAGGTTGTAATGCTGACATATTTTTCTCCATGCTTCGTCGGCTGAATGTGATTGTTGTAGGAATTTGAGGAGTGTCTCAACACGGTGTTCATAGGCAGGGAAAATGTCGCCGCCCTCGAACCAGTTGTACACAGTCTGTCTTGACACACCCAACGCTTTTGAAATGCGAACAACTGAAAAGTTGTGATGCGCCGCCCACCGCCCAAGCTGGTTGCCTTGAGTCTTTGGGGCACGCATGATCGCGTCGATTGTTTTTTGTGAGTAGGCCATGTTGTTTGGGTGGGGGTACTAACGGTGCTCTCCTTGTGACGGCACCAGTTAATTGGTAGAGAGTGAGGCGACTACCGCTTTCCCCCCGAAACTCCTTATAAGTTTTGTGCGTTCACTGTGCCGCCACTACCGCGATGCCATAAAGCACGCGTATCTTTTTCAGCACCTGCCGCAAGCAAATCCATAACCGAATACTGCGCCTGTGTGTGGCGAGGGTATCCGGGGCCAACAAAAACACTGTCATTACGATAGTGTGGTAAGTACGTGATCTGCCCTAAACGGTACACCGTTTGCATGTGCGTTTCTAAAGCGTCTTTTCTAAGCATTGAATTCTCCAATTTATTCATCATCCCAGTCGGACACGATGTCAGCAAGCTTGCCCTTCTTGGCAGGCACAGCAGACGGCTTCACGGCTTCCTTACGAACTTCAGGTTCATCTTCAGCATCGACCACTGGCTTGGCTTTCGCTTTGGCTTTAGCGGCAATTGGCTCATACGCGGGAGCGTCTTCTTCCTTGGTCAACTCACCCATAGGGCGTGCGCCAGCCATTACCAGCTTGGGGGTGTTGGCTTTTACGCCATCACTTTGCGCCACGGTCATCACGACTGCACGCTTGGCATCATCGCTCTCGCCTTGTGCCTTGATGATTTCATACTCGTCGTCAGTCAACCAGCGCACAGGCTTGAAGAACAACTTGGGAGACTCGGCCTTGGTATCAAAGCGCATCTCGGTCACGATTTGCTCAGGATTCACAGGAGGGTTCTGCACCGCCAAGTAGCGTGCATACGCTTGCAATGGGCGCTTGTCACCTTCTTCTTTACCGAACACCGAAGTGGCAGGCAAGGTCAACTGCATCACATCGCCTGATGGATTGTCAGCCAGCACCACAGCCAAGCGCTGTTGGTAACGGCAAGCACGGCTATTACCTTGACCTGAACCGGCTTGGTTCTTGGGGCAACTCATGCAGGTTTCAGCTTGCTTGTTCTGAGAAGAAGCCTCGGGGCGTTCGCCGTCATTGCTCCAGCAGTCAGGGCCAGTGATGTTGTCGGCATCGTACTGGGCGGCGTAGAAGATACGGCTAACCTTGGGGGCAGCTTTCACAATGATGACTTCCAGATGGCGATCATCCATAGAGGCAACTTCCTTGCCACCAGCTACCAGACGGAACACGCCGCCTTTGATAGAGATGCGCTTGGTGTTGGATACGCTGCCGCCTGTGAGGGCTCTAGCAGTGTCGGACAACTCGTTGTTACGAGCAAATGCAGGTACGTTTGCAGACGAAAAAATCGTTATGTTTGACATATAAAACTCACTTGGTTGGTTTGGTAATAACAATGTTGAACTCCGAAATGGAATTCAGTCCGGGTGGTAACACCCCCGGGTTCTCTTCGAGGAACTGCACCATGTTGGTCTGCGCGATACGCTTCTCCAACAACTCAACAGCGCCATGCTCAAGGATGAACTCCTTGAATGAACCCCAGTCGTTTGTAGAGTAGCGCGTCGATTGACGCATGGACACAGTCCCAAAGGGACTTTTCAAAGACGAGACACCAAGTGCCTGCATTTGATCTTTGAGTGCAAACTTAATTTCATCTTGCGCGGACTTGAGTTCTTCCAGTTTGGTGTCGTACTCTTTGGTCAGCGTGTCAACTTCAAGTTTGATCTTGCGGTAAATCTTTACCAGTTTATCTATTGGGATTGAGTCTTCACTCATTTACTTCTCCTGTTGTTGTTTGTCTAAGGTTGGACAGTTTACACGTTTGCGTTTAGTTTGCAACCCCCTTTCATGAATTTATTTCTATCTCGAACATTTGGGTAAGAAGTGAGTTATCACTTACCTTTCCCTCCAATGCTTTGAACATCTTGCGCTCAATGGGTGAGCCTTGAATGTGTATGACAGTCACCTTGTCGGAGTTCTGACCCTTGCGGTCAGCCCGTGCAATGCACTGAATATATTGCTCCACGCTCATCAGTGGGCCAAAGAACACCACCGTGTCCGCAGCAGTCAACGTGATCCCGTGCGCCGTAGCCTGCGGCTGCATTACCAATACGCGCGGCTCGGGTTCGTGTTGAAAGCGGTGAATGATGTCAGCGCGTTTGTTGGGTGTGATACCGCCGTGGATACATTCGTTGGGTATGTTCTTCTTGGTCAAGTGGGCCTGTATGGTGTCGATGCTAGAACGAAACAGCGCAAAGATAATTACCTTGCGTGTAGTCTCATCCAAGATCTCTTCCAATACACCAAGGCGTGGGGCGGCATCGAACTCAACCACTTCTTTATCGTCGGTATATACAGCGCCACAACTGATCTGTAATAGTTTGGATACACCAGCGGCAGCGTTGACTGCGCTGATCGTCTCGCCTGCGGCTTGCACCAGCATCCGGTCTTTGAGCAAGTTGTAGTACTTGGCTTGCTGTGGTGTGAGTGGCACTTCGCGTGTGGTGGTCAGTACTGGTGGCAAGTCAAGACACTGCGCCTTACTGAACCGTATGGCAGGTTGCAGGGCTTCATGCACCAGATCAGCAGCGTTTGCTTTTGCCGCCCACTTGTACAGCGTGACTTTGTTCATCACCTTATCGCGCCACGATGTAAAGAAGTTGGGTACGCCTTCGGGGTTAACGATCTTGGCCAAGCCGTAGGCATCTGCTGGTGACTGTGATGCAGGTGTGCCGGTCATCATCCATACGTGTGTGTTGGGTTTGATGATTGACTTGAGAGACTTCCATCTCCTTGTTGTCACTGTCTTGTATGCGTTGGCCTCATCAACAATAACTAAGTCGAAGCGGCCATCAGCGTTGATCTCATCAGCTATCAAGTTCAAACCATCGTAGTTGGTAATGACAAACTCATAGTCTTGTTGAATCATCTCGATGCGGCGACTAGCCTGCGAGTGGTGCGCGACAACGGCAGAGCGATGGATGATGCTGTTACTCAAGTCAGCCAGCCATGCAGACTGCATGATGGATAGAGGGCACAACACCAAACACCTACGCACTTCACCGCGTTGCATCAAATAGTCAGCCGCCCACAGCGCCGATAGTGTCTTGCCTGTGCCGGGTTCGGAGAACACAAACGCCTTGCGGTGCATGGTTAAGAACGCCGCAGTGTCCACCTGATGTGCCATAGGTTTGTAACGACCGGGCCACTTGTACTTGCGTGTGATTGGCGAGGGCACATCCTTCACGCCGAGGTTGCGTAGCACCCTGCACTCGTCTAGTCCCCAATAGACAGCGACATCGTACCCACCGTCATCACGTTCAATGACTTTGTGTTTAGGAATGATGCTGTACTTTTCGGGGGTTCTAGTTCGGAATATCAGTGCCTTGTCTTCAAGGATTTCCAAGTTGCTTCTCCATTGTTTTATTTGTTGTCGCCTTGATTGGCTTTCTTAGCACGCAGTCTCAAGTTACCTGTCGTGGACTTACCACCTGCTCTTAGCGGCTTGATGTGGTCGATGTCTTTACCTGTGCGGTCGATGCCTTTAGCGTCATAAGCCTTGCGTGCTCGTTGGCGCTCTGATTGGTCGGAGCCGGGGCCGGACTTGCCGGTCTCCAAGTCACGCTTGTATTCAGCTTTGTAATCTCTAACTCGTTTAGTAGCCATTGTTTGCCTCTCTGACTTTGTTCAGTAAATCTACAACACGTAGTGGGGTT